ATGTCTTTCTGTAATGATATGTTGTTTTTTCGCAAATCAATTATATCACACGGGGGCTGTTACTTATGAGTTTATTACCGATTATTGATGAGAAGAAAACTCAAGATAAAGTCAAAGACTACTTGAAAAAAGATTTTCCAAGATTTGTGGTTAAAGCAGGTTATTCAATGCTCGAGGTGAAGTCCCCAAAATTTGATGGTGTAGGTGGGAATGGAAACAATGTTAGGAACAACCTGGAGGATAATATAGTTGATCACATTGAAGCTAAGCCAATGGTTATAGCTACTGTGGATGCGATTAATAATTGCCCTGAAAAGCCGTCTTGGATTTTAAGACAGCTTTATCTTGAAGGGATGACTGATGCCGAGGTAGAAAGGGCAAGTATATATTCTCATTCAACATACCAGGATAAGAAAAAGGCTGCATGGTTGTGGTTTGCGGATGCATTCCAAAATACAAAAGATTTTCACGTTTACAAACAAGTTGGCTGGAAACAATTTACTTAATTTTAAAATCATACTAAATTCGTACAAAAATCGTACTTTTTCCGTACCGCGGTCATACTGATTAAGTTGTATATTGATATTGTTGATAATTACATAGAGATAGCGACAGGTTACTCTACCTCAAAAGGAGCACTTAATTATTAACAAAGTTAGTTCTAATTTGCTGGTGAGTTATGATAACGCTCATCATTTTGCGAGTGTTGGTACTATTAAGGTTTAACACCTGGACGTTAGACCATTTGTAAGATACTGAAATTTCCTCCAAAATTATTTTAGATAGTCTTAATTATACTTGGGTCCGATTCCCAAGACTCGCGTTGAATGAAAGGAATGATGTTATGAAAACAATTTTGAATGTTACTAAAGAAAATGACACCATATCAGTTCATGTTGATGAAGATGTTACCACTCAAGAACTTGAGTATGGATTAGTTAACGTAATGTATCACTTAATTATTCGAGACATGAAGTCTAGGAAAATCAGACTTAATAGAAATAATTTCAATCAGTTCAATAATAACTATGGTGAGTCTGTTAAAGTTCATACCGGTGTAATGTGGGATTTAATTCATAAGAGAAAATAAAAAAGGTTGCGATTAATTGTCGCAGCCTTTTATGCTTTTAGTTTAGATTTAAGAGCATCAGTTAGAATCTCTGAGAAGTTAACGCCATTTTCTTTGCCAAGCATATTTAAATAGTTGGGTATGGTTAAAGTCTTTTTGACTAGTTTAGTATCGTGTTTCTTTCGATAACTATCAATGTCAACGTCAACAAGAGTTACTACGTCTGTTTTTTTAGATTTAGGGAATGTGTAATTAGATGCTGGGACTGGATCATTAGAGTCTTGTAAGTCCATTACCTTTAACCCAATAAAATCGCGAGCCATTTCGATTGAATCATCAATGGTTGTTCCTTGTGTCATACCGTCAATATCTGGAATACTAACAAAGTATGGGGTAGTTGAATCATCAGTTTTAGTTATAACAATGGGATAAATTACTTTCATTATATTTCCTCCTTAGGGATGAACAATAAGTACAGCAAAGCAAGACCTCTATTTGAGGTCATGCTTTTTAATTAAGCTTTTGGCTAACATTTCGTTTATATCCTTATGACGAGGTATTTGTTCTTTTTCTATTCCGTTAGTCCAAATATCATGATTACCACCATGTCTGTATAAGTGCCAGCCATTATTCTTGAATAGCTTAATCAACTTTGCTTGCTTCATTTGTTCACCCCTTTCTTTATTACTTAATAAGTATAGCACGTATCAGTACGTATATCAATACGTATTAATACATTAATTAAAATAAATTGGAGTTGAAAGAATATGGTTGTTGGTTCAGTTAAGTGTACTGGTTATGCGGATATATACAATGATAATGGTGAAGTCGTTGGGTACATATCTAATGGAACATCGTGGAGGATTGAAGGTTCAGCTGTTATCAATGGTGAGAAATGCTACAAACTATACGATGATAAATGGATTCCAAAGAAGTTCATTACATTTAAAGGAGGAATAGTAAATGAAGAAAGTAATCGTTATGTCTGAAGATGAGTATGATACGGCAATGCAAGGACTTGATGGCATACCATTCAAAACTGATAGAGCAGAGGCAAGCAATGGTAAGTTCATCAGATCAACCATTACTATTAGCAAGTCAGCGTTCGAGGATGCACTCAAGGCTAGAGAGTTTGAACTGGTTAAGCCGGAGGACGGTTCAAAGATTAATTGGGATGCTGCTATTGTCTGGACAGACTGATAGGTACGTAAGGTTCTACCACACAAAGGCATGGCATGATGCGAGACAAGCGACACTAGTACGACAGCATTACTTATGCCAAGACTGTTTGAGAGAAGGCAAGATAACCGTTGCTAAAACAGTCCATCATATAGTTCCATTAAGGGATGACTGGGATAAGCGACTGGATCAAAATAATTTAGAAGTCATTTGTTTAGAACATCATAACCAGGAACATCCCGAAAAGGGTTCTGGTAATAAGCAATACTTCAAACATGAAGCTAAGGTTAAAAAACGCTCTGATGTTTTTAAGTTTGCTTCGAATAAAGATGATGATAAATTGTTTTGGTAGCCCCCCCTACCTCAAAAAATATTTGAACGAAATCTCAGACAACGGTGTAGTCCCAAGTTTACGATAAATTCGTTTTTCAATTAAAAAATAATAATCCACATCAGCCGTAAGCCAATGCATATCAATGGTTTACGGCTTTTTTAACGGGTGGAAAGGAGGAAACTTTGCCACAGACAGCTAAAAGTTCGTTGATTCACATCATGGAAGGCAACCCGAATAATATTACAAAGAAAGAATTACACAAACGTAAAAAAAATGAAGAAAAATTAACTTTGCCCAGGGATAAATTGATTCCACCATCCTGGTTAACCGTTACAGGTGCTAAAGAGTTCAAAAGGATCGTTGAAATAATGGAACCAACTAAGCTGCTGACTAATGGTGATGTGAATACGTTGGCTCTATATTGCGATACTCTTGCTGATTATCATTCTTTTGACAGAAAGATTAAGCAAAAGGGTTATATGATGAAAGGTCGAGTTAATCCGTTCATTCGTGAAAAAAGAAATTCGGCTCAATTATTAGATAAGTTAGCAAGTGAGCTCGGATTAACACCAGGATCACGTGCTTCATTAGCAATTAATATGCCTGAAGGTGAAGATAATGAAGGAGATGATGATGACGAGTTCGACTAGTATTTTAGATTATTCATATACACAGTTGACTAAATGGTGGGATAAATATAAAAGTGATCGCGAGGGTTGGGCTTATTTAAAGGAGCCTAGCCCTATTTTATTGACCAATTATTATGCAAAAATGGTTGTTGACGGCGATATTCCGGCCAGTAAAGAAATTATTGAATCATGTGAACGACATTTAAAGGATCTAGACAGACAAGGAACTGATGATTTTCCTTGGGTTTTCGATGAGGAAAAGGCATGGCGACCAATTCGTTTTATTGAATCAAAATGCAAACCCTCGAAAGGTGATTTTAGTCAGTTAGTTCTTCAACCATGGCAACATTTCGTTGTTGGCAGCATGTTTGGTTGGGTTCACCGCGATACTGGTTACCGTAGATTCCGTGAAGGTCTGATTTTTGTTGGACGAAAAAATGGTAAAACGACACTTGAGTCTGGTCTTGCTGACTATATGACCGGATTTGACGGCGAACGTGGAGCTAACGTATATTTCCTTGCCAATGCTCAAAAACAGGCCCATAAGCTGTTTGATGAGTCAAAAGCAATGATTGATGCATCACCATTCTTATCTAACCGTTTTGTGGCTAATAATAATGAAATTAGGTTTCCAAAGCATAAATGTACGATTGTTCCCATGTCCGCCGAAAAAACAAATAAAGATGGTGAGAACTTACATTTTGCGGTCTTTGATGAAATTCATGAATACAAAGATTACAAGTTAATTAACGTAATGAAACGCTCACGTGGTACACGTAAGCAGCCTTTAATTATTTATATTTCAACTGCAGGTACTGTTTTGGATGGTCCATTGATGGATTTCGTTGATAATGGCCAGGATTGTTTAAAAAACTATGATGATCATATTGATGAACGAACATTTTATTATCTGGCCAAACTAGATGAGCAACAAGAAGCTAATGATCCTGAGATGTGGGTCAAAGCCAATCCTAATATCTGCTTGATGGAAATGGTTGATATGATTGGTGATTACAAAAAGGACCGCAAAAACCCTCAGGAACTTGCTGATTGGATTACTAAACAATTTAATATCTTTAGTGAAACTGACGAATTGAGTTTTGTTAATACTGAAACCATTTTGAAAAATAATAAAAACTTAAGCCTTAAGTTATTAGAAGGACGAGATTGTACGGGTGGATATGATTTGTCTGAAACTGAAGATTTTACTGCAGCATGTCTAGAATTTCCATTGGATGATGGTGGAATTTTCGTATTTGAAAAAACATGGGTTCCTGAAGCTAGGTATCTACGTGATAAAAATCCAGATAGGATTAAGGCATGGGAGAAATCAGGTGAGCTAGAAATTATACCAGGTGATTATGTCAAATATGAGTACGTTTTGGACTGGTTCACTGAAATGAGTAAAAAGTATCAAATTACTAAAGTTATGTTTGATCCTGCTAAAGCGTTATTGCTGAATAAGGCGATGACTGACTATGGATTTGATACTCAAGAAGTCAGACAAGGTTTCAAAACGCTTGGCGGTCCAATGCAGAATCTGAAAGAATTGCTACTTGATGGTCAAGTAATTTATAACAACTCAAAATTGTTCAGATGGTATTTGAATAATAT